TTCAACTTTACAAGATACTATTAAAGAGATGGTTGAAAGATTACCTTTAACTGTTGAAGCAATGAATAAGATGAAAGAAGTTGAATTACAAGAAGAGCAAATGTTTGATCTTGCTAAATCGTTTCTAAATATTAGAGTAGAAGGTACAGAAAATACTTTTGATGATCAAGCAATTGAGGAAGTTTTAGAAGCTCAACGTAAAGCAGATGAAGGAAATATGCTTTGGGAAGTATTTAACAGAGTTCAAGAAAATATTATTGAAGGTAATTTCGAATATATTACAAAAACAGGAAAAAAACGTCAAGCCCGAGTTATTAAGAATTTCAAACAAGATCAGGACGTAAATAAAAAAATGTTTAGTAAAGCATTAGAATTCGTAGCATAATGAGAAAGATAATTTATATATTTTTAGTAATTCTCTTCTGGGCATGTAGCCCAGAGGAGATAATAGAAAATGTTTGTGTAGATGGTAATTGTAACGCAGAATTTTTCATAGATGAGTTAGTTCAACCCGATGCTTACCAGGATAGTAATGGGTATTGGCATGTTTTTTATTATGGTCCTAAATATTTTACTATTAGGGGAGAACTTGATGAAGTTAATGCAGTAATTAATGGTGTTCCACTAATTGAAACACAATATGATTCTGATTATTGGATAGCATTAGATAATTTACGATTTACTGTACCTACTTATTCGGTATTAAGCTGGTTTACAGGAGGAGGATTTAATAATCCAATTCCTATTGGAGATATTGAATATACTTTATCAGATATAGTAAAAATAATGCCTCCCCTTAATATAGCTGGATATCAGATACAAAAGAATTTTTGTTGGGAATGTCCCTATGCTGAAACTTTATTAGGTACATATAGTAAATATAATTACAACCCTAGACAGCAAATATTTATGGATAATGAGATGGTTGGTGATACATTACAAGTATTTATTAAAACTACATTTAATAATGATGTAGGTCCCCGAGAAGTTATTGAAAAATCATTTAAAATAATTGTAGAATAATGAGAAAATTAACAATTTTAGAAAGTAAGCAATTTATCCCACTAAAAGAAAATTATGGGAATACGGATTTAGAACATGCTAAATATTTTACATTAACACCCAGCGAGAGGGGTAAGGGATGGGAAGACGTAACGTATTATACCGATAAAAAATATGGGTTATATGCGGATAAGGGTGAAGGAGACCAATGGGTTTATTGTTTATCTAACCCTACTACACCCGGAATTTTAAAAATAGGTTACACTAAAAAAACACCAGATGAACGTGCAAAACAAATATCTTCTGCTACAGGTGTTGCATTACCTTATAAAGTTGAATGGGCTTATAAATGTTTTAATGGTGAGATTATAGAACGTGAAGTACACCATAAATTACATTCATGTAGGGTAAATAATAATAAAGAATTTTTTCAAATTAGTTTGGAGGAAGCAAAAGAAGTCATTAACTTAATCGGCAAGAAATATGATAGTAATGAGAGTAACAACTGATTTTTTAGTAAATCAACAAAGAGTTGTAGAATTAAATGAACTGATGGGTGATAATCTCCCTTGGGTAAGTAAAGAAACAGAAACAGGAGTTAAATATTTTAAATTATAAGTATGGAAAATACACAAAATAAAAAAACAGAATTAGTAAACGATTTAATGGCAGTAACTACAATAATGGAAGATTATTGGAGATTCCACCCAGCAAATGAAAAACAAGAAAATGTTGTTGAAGAATATGCTAAATTAAAGGCAATGTCTGAACATATAGAGAAAGAACTTAAGGTGTTAGAAGAATAAATATGTATAATAAAACACCAAATATGGGTATAAATAAAAGTAAAATAGATTCATTATTTCCTGATGAGATTGATGGTAAAGAAATTGATATTTCTCAAGATTTAGAAAATGAAGCAGTTATGATGTTGGGAATGTATGTTAAACTTATTTATAACCATGATGTATTTCATTCTAAATTAAAAAAATTCTATGAAAGAGAAAAAATACCATTTGATGTTGAACAAACTAAAGAATCATCATCATTTGTAGTATTTAATAGAGCATGGAGTTATATATCTAAAATAGATTTAGAAAGACAAGAGGATTTAGAAACTATTATGGATTATAAGAAAGACGCATTGTTATCTACTTTAGATCAAGGTATAGAATATTTTGAATCAACAGAACAGTATGAAAGATGCGCAAAACTACTAAAAATAAAAACCTTTAAAAAAGATATTGAAAAAGGCTTGGATATCTAAAATCCATTTCGTAACTTGGAAATACAGGTTTTGGGAAAAAGAGGATTGGGAATAAAAGGATATAAAAATAGAAAAAGGGGGTAAAATTAATCCCGTTATTAATAAATAAAAATTATGAGAAATAAAAACTTAGCACATCAGAAATTAGAAAAATTAGATTCATCTATGATCAACTTACAAAGAATGATAAAGATGGGGGAATCTAAAGGGGAATTTATTCAAGCTATTGAAAATGCAAAACAGACAATAGCAGAATTACAAGACCTTGTTGAACAACAACAAAATTAATAAATTAAATACAATAAAAGTTATGACATTATCCGCAGAGAAAATCCAATCTAATTGGGTTGAGTTTAACACCAACATTGAAACATATATTACTGGAGATCGTAAACAAAAATTACTAGATTTCTATAAAAAATATGAAGACCGTATTATTATGATGCCAGCGGCACATAAGAAAGAATACCATTCGGCATTTCCAGGTGGATATGTCGACCATGTTAATCGAGTAGTTAAAGCAGCATTATCAATGTCTGCTGTGTGGGAAGGTTTTGGTTGTGATATGACTACATTTACCCAGGAAGAGTTGGTATTTTCAGCGATTAATCATGACCTAGGTAAAATGGGATCTGATACTGAAGAAGCATATATACCTCAAACAGATACTTGGAGACGTGACAAATTAGGTGAAGATTATATGTTTAATAAGGCATTACCATTCGCAGCTGTTCCAGATCGTGGATTATTTCTACTCCAGCAACATGATATTAAGTATACTTTTAATGAAATGTTAGCTATCCAGACACATGATGGGTTGTACGACTCAGCAAATGAAAAATATTTAAAAGCATTCATGCCTGAACAGAAACCTCGCACCTCACTTCCCTTTATTTTACACCAAGCTGACATGATGGCAGCACGTATTGAATTTGAGATTGAATGGTTACCAAAGTTTTCTAAAAATAGCGTGGCTACGCCAAAGAAGAATTATACATTGAGTAACAATAATAAGAGTACCAAAAATAAGGCATTAAATAGTGTATCAAGTTCAGGGCTTAAAAATATGTTAGATAGTTTATGATATTACAAATAGTTTCAATAATACTAGGTTTATTAGTCGTAGTCTTCGGATTTACGACTTTTAATCTTTTGCGTAAACAAGAAAAATTAGAAGATATTATAACAAATCAAAGTGAATATATTAGTGAATTTGATAAACAAATAGGATATGCAGATGATCGCCTCCAAAAAATAGACCAAAAAGGTATATTTGCTGGGGATGATGAAATTGGTTGGTTTTTTTCCCAAATAAAGGTTATACAAGAAAGTATATCCAAATTTAAAACTGACTATAATGATGGAACCAATTAAAAGAAAAAGAAAAAAGAAAAGTAAAAATTATTTTACACAAGATACTGAAAATGCCATTGTAAGATATAATAATGAACCAGATCCTGAAATTCGAAGCAAAATATATGAATCAGAGATCCATTATGCATTCTTTAAACTAACCCAGAATATAATCCACACATTTAAATTCTACCATACTGAGGTTGAGAATTTAGAACATTTACAACATGAAATAATTACTTTTTGTTTATCTAAATTTCATTTATTTGATCCAACCAGAGGGACAAAAGCATATTCATATTTTGGGACCATTGTAAAACGTTGGTTAATTTTATATAATACCAAAAATTATTCAAAAAAGATTAAAAAAGTTGATGTTGATATATTAACTAAGGATTCTTCAACCCATACCTATAGTATGAGTGATGACCCCCAAAACAGTGAATTAAGTAAGTATATTGATTTATTTATAGACCATGTTACTGAAAATATATATGAATTATTCCCAAAGAAAAATGATGCCCAAATAGCAGATGCTATACTTGAATTATTTAGAAATAGGGAAAACATTGAAATATTCAACAAAAAAGCATTATACATATATATTCGTGAAATAGTAGATGTAAAAACCCCAAAAATTACTAAAATAGCTGATAAGCTTCACAATATATTTAAAACAAAATATATTTTCTTTTTAGAAAATGGTTATGCTAAATTCTAATTCTAGCTTATATCCATATTTATAATAAAATAACATTATGGCTTTAGATAAAATAGTATTTGGTGAAAAGAAATTCTCCGATATCCTTAGTGAGATCTATGATAATCAAAATAAAAAATCAAAACAAATCTCAGGTTTAATTTCTGAATTAAAACCTTTAATAAATGATATAGGAGATGCAACTTTAATTGTACCTCTCATTAAAGAATATTTAGATATTGGCGTTCGTAACGATGAACAATTAATCAAAATGTCAACTATAATACAACGCGCGCTTAATAATAGTACATCGGATGATGCACTTGGTATAACGGAAGAAGAAAAACAACAGTTAATGAAAGAGTTAGAAACTCT